TCCTTTTCATTTCGTTTGAACTCTGATAGCCAGCCGCGATAGTGGCCCACGGCGAACCCGAGCACGAAAATGCTCAGGTGAGTGAGGACTAACCCCGTTAATTCATTAATTTCCATTCGTTGTATTTTTGGTTTACATTTACGGCCGCAAATATAGTTGTATTTTTGCTACATTCAAAGCGGGGTGAAAACTTTGGAAACTGAAACGGCTCGTTTATTACCGAAATGGCGCTCACACGCTCGAGGCTTAATGTGTGACGCCGTAAAGGGTGACGATTTGTTAAGCGAAACCCTTTTAAAGATACTCGAAAACCAACGAGAGAAGGCCGAGAGCCTAGCGGCCGAGGGAACTTTGGAGTTTTACGTTAACCGTTCGCTCTTTTTAATGGCGATCGACCGCTCTTCCCGCTATCATATCAAATTTAGCAAATTTTCGAGGCTATGGGACGAACATAGCGCCCGACATCTTGAGGAACCATTGGCCCCGTGGCTAGGTTCCCGCCTCGATAATGAGTATTTAGACGCCTATATTAACTTAATGCCTCAAATGGACGCCGTGATTTTGAGGTTATACGCGCTCCCCGATTTCAGTTATAAGGACGCCAGCGCCAAAACAGGAATCCCAATAAAAACCCTTTACAAATTAGTCGAAAACGCCCTAACACGAATTAAAAAAAATGTTCAGCGTACCCCAAACCATTCGAGCCCAGCGGCTCGCGATTTGTCAGAGCTGTAAGCATTACGTCAAGTCAACTCAAAGCTGCGGAACCCTCATCGTCGGGCGAAAACTAACCCCCGAGGAGCTCGCCGAGGCTGAGGAAAACAATAAAATAACCCACTATCGTAGAAAAACGAGGCTTTGCGGTTGCTTTATGCCAGCCAAAGTACATTTTACGGGTTACCGTTGCCCGATTAACAAATGGGGCCCGTATCGATTAACCGAAGAGGAAACCGAATTATTGAAAGAGTTCGTTTCGGGGCTTCCTGAGGGTGGGAAAATCAATGTTCGAACGGTCAAGATTCTCAACGAGTGGGTCTATAAAATGACGGGGCACCGTATGGCGTGCCAAACTTGCAAGGGAGCCCAGCTCGTTAATTGGATTAAACGAGAGGTTGCAAACTTCGAATAAAGGGTTTTAACGTCATTTCGGGGCAAAAATGGGCGGTTATTCCGTTAATAGATAAAAGACTTAATAAAATGCCACTACCAACGAGAGAAGCAAAAGAGGAGCGCCACGAATTTATCGGGCGTTGTATGGCATCAACCGTAATGATTAAGGAATACCCCGAGGCCGCTCAGCGGTTCGCGGTTTGCCAATATCAAGCCGATAAACCCGAAATTGAAAACTAAAATGCGATTTCGCCGTCGGTGAAACACCAATAAAATAAGGAAAAACGACTTTTTTAACTTTGCAAAATGGATAAAACCGAAATTCTTTATTACGTGCTGGCTATCGGATGTATCGCCGCTGGCTTTTGGGGTATTATTGACGCTATTAAGCAAATGAAAAACAATAAATAACTATGGCGTACAATTTCCAAAAATCCGAAATTAAAAAGGCTATCGAGGGTTCGGGCGGTTACATATCCGAAATAGCCCGCCGCCTCGGGTGTGATTGGCACACGGCCGACAAATATATCAAGCAGTTCGAACTAACGGCCGAGCTTCAAATCGAAGATGAAAAGGCTACCGACCGCGCCGAGGTTAAACTAATGGAGGCCGTCGAAGCTGGCGAAATTGCCGCTATTATTTTCAGGTTGAAAACAAAAGGTAAAAAGCGGGGTTACGTGGAACGCCAGGAACTAACGGGCGCCGATAATCAGCCAATAATAACTATTAGCTCGAATTTATGAAACTTTATATTCCCGTTTCAGCCGATCAAATAACGCTCAAGCGGTTCGTAGATTACCACACCTCAACCGACGATGTTGAGCGCGTAATGATAGCCGTAAACAAATCGCGGGAATACTGCGAAGGGCTCAAGGCCGAAACGGTTCAAACCGTGCTCGATTTATTTGAAACCGCAATGACTACGGGAAAGGATACTCACACGCCAACTGTTACGATTGAGGGCGTAAAATTGGGGTTTATTCCTGATATTAATAACATGACGTTTCGCGAGCACGTCGATTTAGATCAACTGAGTAAATCGATTTGGCTAACGAACGGGAAAACGGATTATAAGAACCTCCCCCAATTAATGGGGATACTTTACAGGCCCGTTATTGAGCAAGTGGGGGAATTTTATAACCTGGCTAAATATGACTCCTCGAAAGTCAAACCATATATGAAGGCGATTAACGGGTTAACGATGGATAGAGTACAAGGCGGCTTGCTTTTTTTTTCGAGTATCGCCGCCGAATTAGTCAACAATTCGCTGGAATCTTTGGACGCGATGCTGACGAGGGAACTGAGGGAGATTATACCCCCTCAGGATTAGCGCGTTGGGGTTGGTATCACGTGCTCGAGAGCGTGGCGGGTACGGATATAACCAAACACGAGGCGGTATTAGATATGGAGGCCACGGCGATTTTTACGCATCTCAGTTACATGAGGGACTTTCAAAGCGAGCAAGCGAGAATAATTAAACAAAGCTATCGTAAATGATTACGCAAATAAGTTATAACGTTTTAATTGAGCGGTTCAAAGCATTTGCGGCGGCTCATTTTCTCATTAAAGGATTTTCGCACGGCGATCTAAGTAACATCGATATTGAGAAAGAGGTCGAGTTCCCGTGGATGCACGTTCTACCCGTTGAAGTTGAACCTCGAAAGGGGAGCCGCCTTTATTCGTTCGTTATCATTTTCGCTGATTTGCCACGCGATAAGGAAACGCCCGCCGAATATCAAAGGGAGTGTATATCGGATTGCATTAAACTGGCTGAGGATTTACTCGCCGAGGTTCAAAACGGGTTAGTAGTTTTCGGGCCAACGGTTGAGCTCGATGGGGCGGCTAATATCGAGGTTTTTATAAATGAGTTTTCTCACACGCTAGTCGGGGTTAATCTTCAAATTACGCTTTCGGTTCCGTGGGATTGGAGCGCGTGCGATATTCCCGCCGACTTTACTATCGGGGGCTCAGGCTCAGGGGGCACGGGTTCGGGCGTTGGCATTACGTTACAAACGAACGGGGTTAATAATGGTTTACAATCGCTTTTAAACCTGCAACAAGGAACCAACGTAACAATCGTAGACAATGGAAACGGGACGGTAACAATAAATTCCACGGGCGGCGGTGGCGGCGGTGGGGGTACGGTTACGAGTGTGGCGTTAACGGTTCCCTCGGCTTTTGCGGTTTCAGGTTCGCCCATAACGAGCGCGGGTACAATCGCAATTACAGGCACGGGAACCTCGGCCGAATACATCGACGGAACGGGGGCGCTCCAAACGTTCCCAACTATTCCCGCCGCTCAAGTTAACTCAGATTGGAACGCAACGAGCGGGGTCGCTGAGATATTGAATAAACCAACCCTCGCGGCGGTTGCAACCTCAGGCGATTATAACGACCTGATTAACCTTCCGTTTATTCCCGCCGATTTAAACGATTTAAACGACGTTAATACGCCCTCACCTTCAAACGGTCAAGTCCTCGCATTCAACTCAACCTCGGGCGATTGGGAGGCGGTGACGCCAGCGGCGGGCGGTTCGGTTACCTCGGTGGGGTTGACGATGCCAACGGCCTTCAACGTTTCGGGGTCACCTGTTACCACGGCGGGAACTCTCGCAGTAACGGGAGCGGGTTCAACCTCGCAGTATGTAAGGGGCGACGGTACCCTCGCCAACTTCCCGAGCACGGGCGGAGGTGGCGGGCAAATCTTTTATTTCAACGGTAATATCTCTCAAGGTACTATCGGGGGAAATGCTTTTTATGAGCTGGGCACGGCGGCCAATACAGGCCCCGCGGCTAACTTTACGCGGGCAACGACGGGAGCGATTGCGCGATTTATAACGGACGTTGGTTCGCCGAATCATTTAATTATCCCCTCGGGCGTTTGGACCATTGATGTTTATTTGAGTGAAACGGGCGGCGGTTCAAACCACGCGCAAATTTTGGCCGTGTTACGTGTTTACAATGGCTCAACGTTTACAACTATCGCAACCTCACCCGTCGAGCAAATAACAAACGGGAACGTTATCGACCTTTACACGTTTGCTATCTCAGTTCCCAACACGGTAACGGCCGCCAGTGATCGCGTAGTTATCGAGTTCGACATTCAGAATACCAACGGAAAAACGGTTACTCTTTACACTGAGGCTTCGCGAATTGGTGAAGTTCATTCAACTTATGCGATAGGCCTCAGCTCGTTGAATGGGTTAACGGATTCAACTCAAACTTTCGCAACGGGCACGGCGGGAACTGATTTCGCTATAAACTCAGCGGGTAGCGTTCACACGTTCGACCTACCAACTGCGAGCGCGGCAAATCGGGGCGCGTTGAGTTCCGCCGATTGGAGTACATTCAACGGAAAACAAAACGCGATTGGATTAACCACGGTCGGAACCAACCTCGCCACGCTGGCGAATCCCTCCGCTATTCGTTACATACGAATTAACGCGGATAATTCAGTAAATACTATTGATGCGGCAACGCTATCAAATGAGTTATATGCACAAACATTAAATTTTTACTCACCCAGCACAAATACCACTACGACATCGGCTACGGCTGTTGATATTACGGGAATGAGTAGCTTAACACCATTTCCCGTAAATGGTAAATGGTATGTGATAAAATTAGTATTGGGCACAGGTTGTAATAATACGGGCGGTTTGAAAATAGCTTTTACGTGGACAGGTGGTAGCATATCAAATTTTGGAGGTAGTTTGATAGCATGGTTATCTGGAAACACTGTTCAGTTCATGCAAAAAACTACATTCACAAGCGGTACACTAACGCCAGTTGCTACTGCGATAAACACAGCGAATAATGCAACAGGTTCACTAATTATAGAAGCAAAAATTTTTGTGACAACAGCGCCAACAAGTTTTTCCGTACAAGTAGCATCGGGAGTCGCGGGTCAAACGTCTACGATCTATTCAGATGGTTCATTTTTACAAGTTCAACGCGTTAATTAATACGATATGAAACAAATACTACCACTTGACATTTGGAGCGATGGCGAAACGAAAACCGCCGTATGTATTAAACTTTATATTTCGTTTGACGATCTCGAGGCGCGGGCCGCTTTGGTTTACTCGCTATGTGACGTGGACGGCCGCGTTATTTATGACGGGCAAATAATATTCGAGGGCCAAACGTATCTCGATTGGGGCGCCAGCGGTGACTCGAATGAGGAGGCCTATACAATAGCCGCGACGGCTTTAAATCTCATTCTCGTTTAATGGCAAAGCTCGAGGATTATAAAGTTTTATTAGATGAATTCGGGGCCCGAGTAATTAAGCGGGCTCAGGCGAATTTGCGTAAAAAACGAAACATTCGGGGCCGTTCGGTTAATCGCATCGACACGGGTAACCTCAGTAGTAAATTAACTTGGGGATATTTTAAACGAGGCTCTCAGATTCTGCAATGGTTCGGGGTTCCGTTTAATGACGTGGAAACGCGCAACTACGCCGACGTAATCGAGAAAGGACGTCGCCCCGACGATAACCCGAAAACGTGGCCTCCCGTTTCGCCGATATACCAATGGATGAAACGGAAAAGCCTGTTTAATTCGGATAATGAGAAAACGAAACTATGGGAAGCGGCTCGAATGGCAAAGAGCATCGGGCGCCGTGGCATAGTGGGAATTTATTATATGCGCGACGCGTTTCAAGATGAATTCAGAAAGAGCGGAAAAGAGTTCCGTACCGCTTATAAAAAACAAGTTTTCCAACAATTAAGGCTTAAAGCCGATAAATACATCAATTAAATGGCGCTTTCGTTTGACGATTTCCCTTATAACTTAACCCCGCGAGGGCAAAAGATTTTATTTATAGTGAGCTCGACCAACTCGGGCCAACCTGGCTTTAAATTCGGGGTTGGCATAGTTGAGACCTCAACGGGAAAAACCTATTTCTTTTACTATTCGCCAGCGCTCGCCGATTCGAAACTCTATTTCGATTTGGCGCCGCTTGTGAATTTGCGAAATAGTGAGGCGGTTAATGACATCCATTCGGGAACCACTTCGGGCACGTATACGGAGCCCATCGGCGACGGTTGGGAAGGTTATAGCTTTACCTTTTCTGAGTGGTGGTTAGTGAGTGGGGTATTGACTGAAAACGCGGGCGTAACGGCCTCAGATAGTTGTAAAGTTTTCAACGCCTACTATCAGCCTTCGGACGGATATAAACCCAACGCCAACTCGGGGGCGGTGAATGTAAAATTCGCTTTAAATAACACCTCGGGGTTTTTATGGAGCGATCGTAAGCAATCGACGTACGTTTGGCCCCTTGCTGATACATACGCGCCTACGATTAACAACGGCGTTTTTATTCCCGTTTGGCCAACTGATTTCGGTTTAATTTATCTCTCAGGAACTAACGACCTCCCCGCCAACGCGGCGGCTAAATATCGAGTGAATTTTTATGACGGGGTTAATCCGACTCCAATTACTACCGTGCTCGATTTGGCGGGCGTTGAGGTTGAGGGAATACCTATTTACCCCGCAAACCTCGAGAATAATACGGACGGTTTGCCCATTCCCTCGGCTTATCCGAATTGGACTCATTACACCCTTGAAATTTTAAACAGCGCGGGAACGTTGGTTCGCTCTTATCCATATGTATTTTTTAACGCCGAGAAATTCGGGTTACAAGATTGCCGTTTCGACGTGGTTAGGCTTGCATGGGTTAGCTCTCGCATGGGTTACGATTATCAGAATTTTACCAAACGTTCGGAGAATAGTTACAACCTCGAGCGCCGCCAATGGCGACAAGTTTTACCAAATCAATATATAAGCAGTTCACGCCAGCTCACCGATCGTCAAAACGTAGTTACTAAGATTCTCACCATAACGAGCGATTGGTTACAGGAAGGGGAGTTCGAATTTTTGAAAAATTTAATTATTTCAAATCAGGTTCAAATAGTAAACGAGGACGGGACTCAGACGCCTGTTAGCGTGCAAGAAACTAACTATGTTTCGCGCAAAGAACGGACGGGCCGCCTTTATAACCTAACTTTAAAAATCGCCTATTCTCAAGAATATTGGAGTTAATACCATGAATGAGACGCAACTAGTAGTTTTAAATTTCGCCATTTCGCCGACCCTTACGAGCCAAGAAGCTTTATCGACGGACATAAATTCAGGCGATAATTTTTTTGTAACAGCCGTAGCAAATGCGAGCGAGCTTTATCCCGTTGGTTCCCGTGTGGAAATAGCTGACACCTCAGGCCCGACGCCGATTATTCTCGCGGTTCGTTTCGTTGAGAGTGTTGACGATTTAACGGGGACGGTTTATGTTACTGAGATATTTAACGCCGATATTTTAACTAAAGGCGTTGAAATCTTTGTTTACGGCAATATCGTTTCGGAGTTCTTTTTAGATTTATACGAAAACGAATCTATTTCCCAAAATTGGGCGTTTTCTGATTTAGGTTCGTTTGCTGTTCAAAGCCCTTTTACACGACAATTTCGGGTTCCAAATACTGCGAATAATAAAAACATTTTCGAGGCAATTAATAACCCTAATTTTTCGAAAATCGATAACTTTTTTTATTACCGCCTCCCCGCCCGTATTCGGGTCGACTCGATTCCCATCGTTAACGGCTACGTGAAACTCAATAAGGTAATTACCCAACGCGATTTAATAACGGATTACGAAATCACCTTTTATGGAAATACCTCAGACTTTGCGCGCGATGTAAACCAACGAAAGTTAGCGGATTTAGATTTAAGCGACCTCAACCCGTTTGTTACGTTCGCCAACGTTAACGCCGCCAGCTCGGGGACGTTCGATTACCTTTTCGCCTTTTGCGATCGCGGCCAAAATTGGAATAATGCGGGCGGGCGTTCATTGAGCGACCCAATTTACGCGGGCGATTTTACGCCGTGTTTACGTTGGGACGTTCTTTTCGATAGGATTATCAGCGGGGCGGGTTGGACTTATGAGGCTACTGATGTAATAAATACAATCGATAGCTATTGGATGCCGTTTTTAAACTCGAGAAACGTTCGCTATACTGCCAACCTTTCGGCTCAATATTATTTTTCGGCGTATCTCTCGAGCGATATAACATTGACTCCGAACGCTTTTAGCATTTTACAGCCAACAACGGAATCGGCCGACCCCGCGAGCCGTTATACCGCTGGCGCTACGTCAGCTTATTCGGCGCCTCTCTCGGGTGAATTTTCATTTACGTTTTGGGTTACTTATACCATTATCGGAAAAGCGACCGTTAACTCTCAGGCCGTGGGTAGTTTGCAGATTTACGCCGATAACATAACGAGCGGGGTTTCGGTTTTAATTACTGAGGTTACAATAAACCCAAACGCGGGCGCTGATTTAACGCTCAGCATAACGGGGAACGCTTTGGGGGTTATTACCGAAACAAACGACCAAATTAAACTCCGATTTAGATACGTTCAACAAACGGGTTTAATAGCGAATGAGGTTCGAATCGAATCGGGCCCAGCCAACTTAACGGGCACGGGTTGGAAATTAAACCAAATAACAACGGCGTTCGATGGCTTTCAATTAAACTTTGCGGCCAACGCGCCCGATATGCGACAAATTGATTTTATAACCGACGTTGTTAAAATGCTCAACCTCGCAGTAATCGAGCACCCAACTATTGAAAAGCGTTTGATTTTTAAAACCCTGAGCGAATACATAGGCAGCGGCCCGAGTTACGATTGGACTCAGAAACTAGATTTAAATAAGGACGTAACTATTTATTCGACGGTTGAGCAACAGAAAGCCGAACTATATTTTACTTATACCACAGGCGCCGACGCCGCTTCAAAGTTATTTCAAAACGCGGGGCGTACTTATGGAGATTTGCGAATCGATGGTTACACGGTTAACCCAGCTATTGAGGCGAGCGAATTTTTAACGGGTAAACAGGAAATAAAATTAGTCACCCAATCGACGCCAGCGCTCAACGTAGCCTCGACTCATATTCCTAAATTCATTGACGCGAACGGTTCTTTTATTGCACCTGGGCCTCGTTGCTTGTTTTATTCTCACACTATCAATTTACCTCAGGTTTTTAACGCGGGGAATTATATTCCATTTAACGCGCCGACGCTTTCTCATTATTCCGTTGAGGATCCAACTATCGCCGATTTCGATTTGAATTGGGCGCCCGAGGTTCCTTTACATAATATCGAGGCTAACCCCTATTTTACTCTTTTTAATCTTTATTGGCGCGATTATCTGAATGAGATTTATTCGCCCGACGCTAGGGTTATGGAGGCTTATTTTATGCTCGAGGTGAGCGATATAACGCCCGTCGATTTTAGCGCGCTGATTTTTATTCGTGACTCATATTGGCGAATTCTCGAAATTTCTGATTATAAATACGGCTCGAGAGAAACGACAAAAGTTAAACTTTTAAAGGTGGTAACCCCTTTACTCGACTGCGATGTTTTCCCCTCAGCTATGGATGCCGACGGGGTTATAAGTTTTAAGGATATTAACGGGGACGCGGCCGAAGCCTCGGCGGTTTGCTGTGTGCGTTATGGTTACGATTGGGACCCCGTTAACGAGGTTTGTTACGGGTTAGTAACGCCTGACGAATTAATAGCGGAAATAACTCAAACGACTACTTATAATACCATCATTGACCGCGTGGCGGTTCAAACCCGCTCAACCGTTCAAGGAACTAGCATAGCGAACGACGATAGTAATACCAATGTCGTTATTTCGGGGAATCAAATAACCACGGCGGCGGGTAACCCTAATACGCTCGCAGTTGGTGACGCCCTCACACTCGCAACCGCTGACAAACGTGGGGTGGTTATGCTCGGGAAATCAGTTTACACAACGGAGCCAGGTTTACACCTTGGAGGCGGGTTCGTTACGGATAACCGTTTAAACACTATCGGCGCGAATCAATGGGGCGTTATAATGCTCAGCGGAAAAGATGGGTTAACGGTTTCGGGCGATCGCGTTTATTTATATACTGAGGGAATCCCTAACGAATGGCTCTCGATTCCTGACGATACAAGTTGGAATATTATCGGGAATTTGAATGTATTTAATGTAAGTACAAACGAGCATTATAGCGCGGTTTTCAATGTTTATATTGAGAAGCTCGCGGGGGTTGTAACCGCCAGCGCCATAACGGTTTTAAATTCAATAAATACTTTTGCCTCGTTAACTTTTACTATTAACGTTTCGACGGCCGTAGCGGGTCAACATCGTTTTAATTTAGTAAGTGGCGGCGGTGGTTTTCCATATACCTCAATTCAGGCGGCTTGCTCTCTCAATTACCAACAATTTAGAAAATGATAAATGTTAACCCAATTTCCCCCGTTTTAACCCTGTTACGAATGGGCGTTAAAACCTCTCAGCCCTCCAAACTTTTAAAAGGTAAAAGGCTTTGGGGTTTCCGTTTATTTAAGTGGGGGGCCTTTGCCATTTGGTGGGGCTTTCTTATTTACTTACTAATAAATTGGCTCAATGGCTGAGGAAAGTTTAAAGGCTCAAGTAGTTTTAACCGTCGACGATTCGGGGGCGGTTCAAAGCGTCAATAATTTAGCGGGCGCCATTAATACAGCGGGGCAAGCCTCTCAGAGTTGGGCCCAACAGGTGGGCAATTTAAAAAAACAACTGAGCTCACTCGACCCGAGTAGTAAGGAATGGACGGAGCTGGCTATTCAATACCGCGAGCTCGGCGGATCGTCAAAGGTAGTTAGCGAATCAGTCGAGGAACTCAAGGCGAAATTGGATAACCTCGGGGCCAACGTGCCAACCGAACCCGTTAAGAACTTTCGCCAGCAGATTAAGGAGCTAACCAACGAGCTCCAAACTACCAACCTCCCGAAAACCTCGGCCGAATATCAGCAGTTAAAAACGAGGCTCGAGCAATTAAAAGACGCTCAAAAAGATTTTAACGAGGAAATAGGAGCCAACGCGGGCCCCGCGTTTGAGAGCGCGGGAAACAACCTCCGCAACCTTCAAAGCCGCCTCGGGTCGCTCGATTTTGGCGGCGCGGCTGATAGCATTAACGGGCTCGCCAAAAATGTAAAGGGGCTCAACTTTTCTGGCGCTACTGAGGGCTCGGGAGCGTTCACGAAATCAATTTTAAATCTAGGAAAAGCGCTATTAACCAACCCCATTTTTTTAATTGGGTCAATTATCGCGTTAATCGTAGTCAATTTCGAAAAGCTCGCGAACGTTATTCCTGGCGTTGGAACGGCTTTCGAGGTAATTGGTTCGGTAATTAGTTCGGTAAAAGATGCCATTACAGGTTTTACCGATGCGATTGGCTTAACGGCGGTCGCGGCGGTTAATGCTGTGGACGATTCAATAGCGGCTCTTGAGGGAAACCAAAAGAAACTCGATAACGCGCGCCGTTTGGCCGTGGCAAATGCTCAGAAAACTGGCGGGGATATTGCGGCAATTAATAAGAAATTTAACGACGATGCAAAGGCCGAAAATGATAAGTTAATAAATGACATTAACGCAATCGAAAAACGCGGCGTTAAGCTCACTCAAGAACAACTCGACGCCCGTAAAAAAGCAACTGAGGCGAATACGGAACTTCTAATAAAGGAAGCCGAACGGGAAGGCTCGGAGGTTGCAAAAACTCGCGAGGAGGCCGCTAATAAAGCCGCGGCCGATGCTGAAAAGGCGGCGGAAAAAGCAAGGCAAGCGGCCGAACGTAGGCGCGAGCAACTAAAACAAAACGAGGCCGATGTAACGGCGGCAATTAAAGAGGCTCAGGAAGCCCGTTTACAAGCCGCGTTAACTGATGAGGAGCGAGAATTACGCCAACTCGAGTTAAAATATAACGAGCTTCAAAAGAAAGCGGGAAATAACGCCGAATTATTGAGCCAGCTCGAGGAGGCTGAATTTTTAGCGCGTCAAGCGGTGCGAGACAAATACACCGCGCAAGAAACGGCCGCGCAAGATGCAACCGACGCGGCTAACCTTGAGAAGGCAAAGGCCCAAGCGGTTAAGGAAAACGAAATCCGAATTAAAAAGGAGGAGGATTTATTTAACCTTGAGCAGCAAATCGAGTTTAATAAACTTTCAGCCAACGAGCAAAAGAGGCAAAAGGCGATTGACGATTTGGTGGCCGAATACGATGCCAAATTTTTAATCGCTGGCGATAACGCCGCGCTCGAGGCTCAGTTAGTAGAAGAGCAAAACGCAAAGCTCGAGAAAATAAATCAGGATTACCGCGACGCCGAAAAAGCCGCCGACGAAAAGAGCCAAAAAGACCGCCTCGACGCCTTTATGAAAACGAGCGATATGGTTACTCAATCGGCTCAACAAGGTATATCGACGCTCCTATCATTAAATGAGGCTTTCGCGGGTAAAGATGAAGCGAGTAAAAAGCGGGCGTTTGATCGTAATAAAAAGTTACAAATCGCTCAAACTACCGTTAACACTTATCAAAGCGCGACGGCGGCTTATGCCTCTCAGGTTATACCTGGCGACCCGAGTTCGGTAGTTAGGGGAGTGATAGCAGCGGCCGCGGCGGTTGCGGCGGGTTTGGCGAATGTGGTAAAAATTAAGAACCAAAAATATGAGAGCTCAACGCCTCCGAGTACGACAAACACAAACACGAACGTCGGCGGGTTAGGTGGCGGGCCTTCGGGCGGTAATAATCAAACCGTCCCACAATTTAACCCACTAGCGAACGCGGCTCAGCAAATCGACACCACGCCGCGACAAACATACGTCCTGGCTTCCGATGTATCGAGTGCGCTCGAGGCTCGCGAAAGGGTTCAAGATTTGAGTAGATTATAAAAGGAAAACCCCCGACGTTACGGGGGCAAACCAAACCTGATAAAATAAACGGACTTGTAAGGCAAATATAAAAAAGAAAATGGAAAATAAAAAAATAGTAAAATGCGTAGTGGGGCCCGACGGTAATTTAGGCGTTGAGGCTATTTCACTCGTTGAATTTCCCGCCATTGAATCGAACTGGGTGGCATTAAAAAAAGCCGTAAAGCTCGAGGCTTTGGATAACGAGCGGCGTATGTTATACGGGCCCGCTTTGATTCCTGATAAGCCTATTTTAAGAGTGGATAAGGAAACGGGCGAGGAGTATTATATCGTATTCGATAAAGAAACAATTTATAATTGTGCTCACTCATTCATGAAAAACGGATTTCAAAGCGCTCATACGTATGAACACGCCAAACCCATTGAAGGGGTAACCGTGGTCGAAAGTTGGTATAAAGAGGGCGAGAATGATAAGAGCGTCCATTTAGGAATTGACGTCCCCGTCGGTACATGGTTAATCGGCTCGAAAGTAGATAACCCCGAAATTTGGGCGAGTGTAAAAGAGGGGAAAGTAAAGGGCTTTTCTATCGAAGGTTATTTCGATCACGTTGGCCTTTCAATGGGTGCAATAAGCCCCGAGGCGTTGGTGCTTGCTGAAATAGAAAAAATGATTTCAACGCTTGGTGAATAAGTGTGTTCTAGTGTTTAAGGGTGAAGTGTAAAAAGGGCTCCAAACGTGGGGCCCTTTTTCATACCAAAACACTAAAACTATATTACACAACGAGCGAGCTCGATAACGGGGCGAAAATAGGGAAAAAAATAGCCGTTTCCGTTCCATAGCCAAATTAAATACGCAATGTCAAAAACCAATTTAAAAGAATCTTTGAAAAGTATTTTTTCAAAGTTCGGTATTGACCCGAGCGTCCACGGTATTAAACTCGAAGAGGTTCAATTAGAGCTCGAGGGCAAATTGCAAGATGGAACCCCCATCTATACAAGCGCCGAAAGTTTCGCGATTGGTTCCGACGTTTATACTAAGGACGAAGAGGGCAATAAAGTCCCAGCGGCCGCGGGCCGTTACCAACTCGAGAGCGGCGAATTTATCGACGTTAACGAGGCTTCACAAATTGCCGAGATGGGTATCCCTGAGCTCGAGGAGGAAATGAGTTCCGACGATTTGCTCAGCGCAATTAATAAACTGAGCGAGCGCGTTTCAACCCTTGAGGGTGAAAAAACGGCTTTAGAAACTGAGCTCGCATCCGTTAAGGGTGAGGCCGCAAAGGCTGGCGAAAACCTGAGCGCGGTAAAAGCTGAATTAGCGGCGGTTAAAAAGCAACCCGCGATAGCCTCAGTAAAGGAAAAAAGTTCTACTCGCGTCGTTTTGGGAACTGAAAAGAGCGAAAAGCCTTTTAACCAAATGACACTCGGCGAACGCATTAAAAAGAATCTAGAAAATTTAAAAAAATAATTTCAGCCAATGGCAACTACAATGAATTTAACGACCACTTACGCGGGAAAATACGCGGGTGAGTATATTAAAGCGGCGTTCCTTGCAAACGAATCTTTGCAACACGTAACCGTTAAAGAAAACATCGACTACAAAGCAGTAGTAAAGAAACTCGTTGACGATATCTCTTTCGAGGCTCCAACGTGCGATTTTGCCGCTTTGGGTACAATCACAATTACCGAGCGTACTTTGACCCTCGAGAAGTTTCAGGTTCAAAGAAACATTTGTAAAAATAATTTCCTGAATGACTGGGCGGCGGGTGATTTTCAACGCGGCGAGGTTGAGCCAGCGTTGGCCGAGACTCTTATCGCTAATATGTTGGAAGGCATCGCGGCGAAAAATGAGGAGATTTTGTGGACGGGTGCAAACGCCACCACAGGCGAATACGACGGCTTGCTTACTTTGATGAACGCGGGCGGCTCGGGTGTTCTTTTCGTATCTACTCCCGTGGCTATCGATTCAACTAACGTAATCGCTAAAATTGCGGCCACCGTTGCAACTTTGCCAACGGCGGTTAAGCGCTCAACTGAGAAGCCTGTTATCTACATCGCTCAAAACGTTTGGGAGGCATTTATGCAAGCAAGCGCGGCGGCGGGCAACGGTTGGTACACTTACGGCGGCCCTGAA